AGCAATCGGTGCGAGTTTTATTTTTGGGAATTTGGGGTGTGGAGCGAATGAGCGTTTAAGGAAGGTCAGTTCGGTGAGAGGGCGGGCGCTGGACATATCGGATTCCTTGTCTGCAGCCTGGCAGGTCATGCCAAGGGTGGAGATCACTTCAGAAATGTTCTCAAGAGAGAACCAGGACAAGATTTCGGGATGTACTGACACAAGATTGTCGTCGCCATAACAAATCATTCTTGTGAATTTCTGGAAGTCGGGCAAGTATTCAGGTTTCTTATGAACTTTGCAGAGTTTGCGCCAGGCATAGTTCAACAGAATAAATCCGATGATGGTGTTGGAGATGGTGGTCATGAAGAATCCGGAGGGATTACCACGATGTTTTTGGTAAACGGTGTTAAGGACAAGGTTACGGGTGTGGATGACTTCTTCGAAGATTATCTTACGGGCACGTTCGTCTTTGTCGGAGTGCATTGGGTAGTAGTACGAATACCACTTGTTCGCGACATCAACTACGGCGTGCATTACTTCAGCGGGGATGGAACCGTCGTAAGCAGAATAATCTATGTCAAAGCCAACGTGGGAGATCGAGGATATCCGTTTCCAGACTTGAGTCCATTGGTAGGAGTGGGGGTCAATGCCAACAGCTGAAAAGGAGGTGGTGGGGCGGGATTCCATAGCAGCAATGAGGTCCATGAAGTATTTTCTTCCGATGATTGTGGAATCAACGGGTCCGAGGGCGAAAGTTCGAGTAGATCCAGAGGTGATTCGAGCGAGAGGTCGTCGTTCATCCTTTAGATGGTTAATCCAAAGGGTCGGGGTCACAATTCCTTCTTCCATGTCAAGTTCGCGCAAGTCAAGTTGCGCAGCCAATTGGGGGCCAGGTAGCCGGTTGCCGGATGGGCCAGTAAATAGAAACTCTTTACCAGCTTGACCGGCAAGTCGACTGGTGACATAGGGGTAACCAGGGGAAGTGGAAAAGTCGAGGGGTTCATAGTGGTCAATCGGGAGTCCATTAATGCAGGCGTGTCGGTCAGGGAGGTCTGTAATTAATCGGGTCGGAGGATAATCACGTATGAGGGTGAGGGCACATTCTTCTGTCGCTTCTGCGAGAGTTACGACATCAGGAAAGTGTTGGGGGGTGGTGTATTTGGAGAGAGAGGAGGCCATGGGATGTGTTCCAGATTTATTACGAGGGTCAC